TGTTTATGGCATTGGCATAAAACATTAGGACATCCAAAAGTAAAAGGTGGAGATAATCAATCGCCATATTTAGGTCCTGAATGGGATACAAAAATCGTTGATATACTAAATATGAATAAAGAATTGTGTGTGGAGTTAGTACCTAATCAAAAATGGTTATGTGAAATAATTGCAGGATTAATTAAAAAAGGAAAAATAGTTGGTTGGTTTCAAGGCAGAACAGAGTTTGGAGCTAGAGCATTGGGTAATCGTTCTATATTAGCAAATCCACACTTGCCCGATATTAGAGATAAAATAAATAAGGTTGTAAAAAAGAGAGAAATGTTCCGACCATTTGCCCCATCTGTAACTCATGAAGATTACCCAAAATATTTTAAATCAGAGGAAGATGTCCCCTATATGAATCAGGTTGTTAAAGTTATTTCCAAAATACCCATACCATCAGTAACACACGTTGATAATAGCGCAAGAATACAAACGGTAACAAAAGAACAAAATCCACTTTATTATGAGTTGCTAAAAGAATTTGAAAAACTTACAGGGACACCAATTTTATTAAATACGTCTTTTAATCTTAAAGACCACACAATGACAAATGACCCTCAAAAAGCTATTTGGACATTTCTTAATTGTGATATGGATATACTGGTTATTAACAACTTTATAATTTATAAATAATTATAGGTATATAAATTTGTAAAAATGAGTTCAGAATTTCAATTATTCGATGGTAAAAACCTATCATCATTGTTTAGAGATATATACGAAAACCAACAAAATAAAAAGAAAAATATTTCCGATTTGATTGAATCATTAAGGAAGTTGATTAAGAATGTTGGTGAGGCAACCGTAATTGCACCAATCATTAAAGACCTTATAGAGGTATCGGTAAAGAACGATGAACACTTAATCAAAATGGCAACTATTGCACAGAGGTTAGCTGCAGCAGAAGCAAAGGGTATAGGTGAGGATGGTTGGTTGAGTGAAAATGAAAAGGCACAATTATTTTCTCAATTAGAAGAAGCGGTCGATGAAGTTGATGCAAAAAATAGAGAAAAAATTTCTGATTTAGAAATAGAAATAGAAGAAATCACAAAAAAAATTAGATAATGGCTATAAACCCACCACCAAAATTATTTAACTACAAAGATTCAAGTCCTGAAGTTGGATTAGAAAAAACAGTAACATCTTTTTTAGCTACGGTAGTAAAAGTTTTTAAAGTTGAGAGTGACTTTTTAGAACTAAAAAAAGAAGAGGATAACATAGTTGTATATAACAAAAATACAAATTTTGCAGAAAAGGATGTAAGATTTTATGGTGCTATTTATTTTAATGCAGAGGATACACAAAAAGAAATTTTTGCATTTCCGATTGAAAAAAATAATTTTACGTTTCCGATTGTTGGAGAAACTGTAATAATAATTTCTATTAACAAAAATGAATATTTTTATTTACCATATACTATTACTCAATATAGTAATTTTCGTGTTGATTATAAAACAAAACAAAATTCAGCTGAACAAAAATTAGAGGATAGTAAAACGGCTTCTGACTATGAAACTGTAAAAAACACAGGCACACCAACTAATTCAGAAAGTTCTGACAAAGAAAAAAAAGAAGAATACAAAGTAAACGAAAAAATAAAATTTTTAAAACCAAAAGAGGGTGATACAATAATTCAAGGTAGAGTTGGAAATACAATCCGTTTTTCAGAATTTTTCCTAACAGAAGATGATAAAACATCATCACCATCTATATTCATTCGTAATAAACAAAATCCAGAATTAGATGATAAAAAAATTGGCGAACTAATAGAAGAAGATATAAATAAAGATGGTACATCGATTTATTTGACATCAGGTAAAGTAAAAGTACCATTTAAAGAAACAATTAAAAAAACAAAAGTAGCATTCAAAAAATATCCATCTTCCGATGATTTAAAGGGTGACCAATTTTGGTTAAATTCGGATAGAGTTGTATTATCAGCAAAAGCTAAGGAGTTTATTGTATATGGTAAAGGAAATACTGGCGTTATAACTGATGGTAATTTTTCAATCGATGCAGAAAAAGAAATATACTTTCATAATAAGAAAAATATAACAATTCATTCAGAGGGGTCTAATAAAATTTTTTTAAATTCAGATAACGGTAAAATATTTTTGGGAAAAGATAAAGGGGAGGGTGATGCCGGTGCAGCTGTACAAAAAATGGTACTGGGTGGTGAATTGGTAAAAGTATTAGAAGATTTAATAGATGCAATTACAAAACAAATTTACTTAACTCCAGCCGGTCCATCTGCGACAGGGCCTACAAATATAGCAACTTTTAATCAAATCAAATCTAAATTAAAAAATATATTAGCAGCTAAAAACTTTTTAAGTAAGAACTAATGTCATGGAGTGCTTTCAAATCAACCTTACTGCCAGCGATGCAATCACACGCATTTGGAAACAACCCGGCCGGGTTTGCAAAAACATTTACTTTAGCATATGATACGGCCATAAAATCAGGAAAAGAAACAATAAGTCCTATTCCATTAATGAAAGGAAACACATCAGCAATGGAGGCCCAGCTAATTTTATTCTTGTCTCAAACCCAAAAATCAAATTCCACAACACTATTAGATGTAATAGGCCCGGCAATAATTTCATATTGGACAGGCGGTTTATTAATGCCAATACCACCCATTATCCCACCGCCTGGTGCTATCAAAAGTATAGCACTTACTCAAGGATTAGTTTTAAATCCTGGTAGTTGGACACCAATACCTGTTCCCCCAAGTAATAATTCATCTATATTTTTAGATGCATTTATAACGGCTGCAAAAATTCATTTATCAACAGTTAGTGGTCTTTATATAGTATTAGCACAATATCCACCACCGGCACCACCTGCGCCAGGTGTTATTCCGTGGGTTGGTTATATAGTACCCTAATTAAATTTTAACTTTCAATATTTATTTAAAACAATTATTATGGATTCGAAATTATTAGTCGGATTAATCAAAGAAGTTGTCAAAAACGAAGTAAAACAACAAGTAAAAGAAGAATTGGCAAAACTGATTAAATCCGGAGCAGTTACATTAAACAAAGAAAAAAAGGGAACATCTTTAATGGAGATGACAGAAACTAAGAAAAGACTTGTAAAAAACACACAAGCAGCAATCAATAGACCTGTAAAAAATTTTACTAACAATAAAATGTTAAATGAGGTTTTAAATAATACAACACCATTTACGGCAGAAGAAAGAGCAGAGGGTGGCATGATGAATGAAAGTTCTGTGTTAGATATGATGCAGCCCGAAAAATATGAAGAAGATGGTTGGGAAACTATGGATTACAGAGAACAATCTACTCCACAACAATTACCCTCAACTGGTAATGCTGGATTAGATGCAATTCAAAAGGCATTAAATAAAGATTATACACAATTGACAAAAGTATTTATAAAACAAGAAAAACAAAAAGGATTAAGATAAAATGGCAATTGAATTAGGTAAAGTAAATGTAGCTGATTTAAAAAATAATAATTTTAAAGTATTGGGTATTGGTATAAATACATCATCTAATTCCAATGGTCCTTTTTCTGTAAATTATACTACATTGACACAAATTAAAAATAATCTAATAAATCTTATATTAACAAGAAAAGGAGAAAGAGTAATGCAACCTTTATTTGGTTGTGATATACATAAAATAGTTTTCGAACCAATTAATAGAGAAGTAATTGATTCAGAAATAGAGAGAGTAATAAATGATGCTGTTTCCTTTTGGTTACCAGAAATTAATATTGATGAAATAATATTTGATTATACGGATGAAGATATAGATAAAAATAGAATTTCTTTAGAGATAAATTTTTCATTGGTATCAAATCCGAATATGAGAGAAAATATAAATGTAGTTGTAAAATAATAAATAATAATGGCATCTAAAACATTAAATAGAAATTTTAAAAATAATCAAAAAGATATAAATTATGTGGGGAAAGACTTTTCTTCATTTAAAGAAAATTTAATTGATTTTACAAAAACATATTTTCCAAACACCTATTCTGATTTTAATGATGCTTCTCCAGGAATGGTATTTATTGAAATGGCATCATATATTGGTGATGTATTATCATTTTATCAAGATATTCAATTAAAAGAATCTTTATTAAATCATGCGACAGAAAGAAAAAATTTGTTGTCAATAGCACAATCGTTTGGTTACAAACCCAAAGTAACCTCACCAGCTATTACAACTTTAACTATGTATATGCTTGTTCCATCCGATGGAAACGGTTCAAATCCAG